CTGCACTTGTATTCAAGCAGGGTGAGGAATGTTCCGAAAGAAGCATCCCCTACGGCTTGTGCCAGATGGTGGTTACGCTGCATTCCCTTCACGTTCAGATGCTCCATGCAGATGGTGCGCACTTGGCTCTCGTGCGTGAGTGCATGGGTGATTTTGTGAAGGTTATCCTTACGGGAGTTAGCAATACGCTCCTGCAACCGGGCTACAAGGATGCGAGCCTTGTTGCGGTTGGCAGAGCCTTTCTCTCCGCAATAAACCTTGAAAATCAAGGATTTGCAAAACTTGTACACGGATTTGTACACGAAAGCCCCATTTTTGGGGCTTTTTTTATGTCCATAAGCAAGTGCAATACCAATAATAAAAGAAGCCCGGCAATAACCGGGCTTCAACATTGTACCCGGTGCAACTCCGGGCTTCGCAACAATGTATGTTGCAAATTTACGCATAATCAAGGATTCTTCAAAATCCCTGCAAGAATCTTTTTAATCCAATTGACAATCGGTGTACGTTTCAGGTAAAGCAATACCGCGACAAATACCAATGCCGTATAAAATATGTATCGCCAACGGTAAGGGTCGGGGGTTGGTTCTTGCTGCTTGTCCATGTTTGTTTCTTGTCTTGACAAGGTGGCGGAATTTTCCGAATTATCGCTTTCACTTGATTCTTTGCTTTCGCCCTTTTCCTGAACATCAGATTGAATCACTGTTTGCCGGATTGACTTCACCACGCCTTGCATCTTGCCAATTTCATTCAATTCAATATTTGCCATCGGCTTTGTTGCGCTTGAAGCCTTGGCGGATGAATCTTTGTGATTGGCAAGTTTGCCTTGTGGTTCGGTTGCGGTCGGTGGATAAAACTCAATTTCGGTTATGGTAACTTTCCCATGTTCAGTCCGGGTTGTGTCCACGACCTTTTCGGTTCTTTCCCTCATAACCTTTGCAACTGCAACACTATCAAGCTGCACTTCCTTGGCTTTTGTTGCTTTCTTGGTTGCACCACACGATGTAAGCAATGTAATAAGCAATGCAAGCCCCAAAACAATTGCTATAACCTTTTTCATACACAAATTCTTTTTATGTCATTCAATCGGTTTAGCCATCCTTTTAAGAAACGCTTGTTAGTATGCTTCATCAACTCTTTTTCGGTTGCCTTGCGTCCAATCTTGCTTTCATATTTGACAATACTTGTCCGGGTAATGTCATGCAGAAAGTCAACACGTGCTTGGAATATCGCTTCAAACAATTGTTCAGGGTCTGCAAAGTTCACCGCCGACAATGTTTTGTTGCCAACAATGCCATCAGCTTTGACACCAAGCAACCTTTGCGGAATTACAATGCCGTGTTTGCCTGAAGCCCATACCCAATCAACAAGGATATTCGCAACCTTTTGTGATTGGATTTGGTCAGCTTTCCACCTGTCCCAATAATGTGGTTTCAATACCCGGTTCTTGACATCTGCATCTGTAAGCAATTTCAAGTCCTTAACGTCAATATCATTGTCGCCGTCCTTGTCATAACCTACATTTCGCCAAGTTGCGATTGTTACACCCTTGTTGGTTGCGCCCCCTGCATCTGCCGGGTCATTGACAAAACCGCCCTCCGATTTGAGGATGAACGGTAATAGTATATCTACATTTGCCATATATTAATTATTTTCTTGGTTCGACTTCTTCATATCATCTTCGGTCATAATTACATCGGGATGGTCTTGTGTGTAATTGCCACGCAATAAACCGACAAGACGGCACTTAACATCGGGGCTTAGTCGTCGCAAGCATTTATCATCAGGTTGCAAACACACGTGTTTTTCAGCATCCTTGAGCTTCAACCTCAATTCGTTATTTTCCCGAATCAAATCAAGACGTTCATTTTCCAACGTGTGCAATTTAGTATATAGTTCATCCACCTTTTGTTTCAAAACATCAACTTCACTTTGAACACGTTGATAATCTTCAAGTAATGCGCTTCGTTGTATGGCAAAGGCATTTGCTTCCGCAATAACCTTATTACTTTTACGATTGAGAATGTATTTAACGGCTTCCCAACCGCCCAATGTTCCAATGATAGAACCGATTGTTACCAATACTTCATTCATGTTTATGTGAATTGAAAACATTTTCCGACCTTGACAATTGTTGTGTCCATTGGGTACAATTGCAATGGCTGCAAGCCTTGTTCACTTCTTTTCTTATTCACAACGGGCAAATTGCTTTCGGCTTTTTGTATGGCTGAAATCAGAATGTCCGACCCGGTAAAACAAGAACGTCTTTCCCCAATGGGTGTTCCATCGGGGTTTTTAGTGTAACAATCGCCACATTTATCGGGCGATTCATTAAATGTTGCAAGAACCACTTGCATTTGCATTCTTAATCCGGACGCATTCTTTCCCGGATATTTTGTTGGCTGAATGATTGTCTTTTCAATTAAGATTCGACGACCAAACAAATCTTCAATCTCGATTCCTTTGCCAATCACCACGTCCGATTCAATACCAAGTTCACAAAATTTTGCCATCAGTTTTAAAATGTTAGTTAGACAATGTGGACAATAACAACTTGTCCAATTCTTCGGTAAACTGCAAATACTCTTTGTATTTTGCAACTGCCTTATCATCCGGGGCAATACCCAAAACGTGCTTGTTATAGCTGTTTACAAGGTCAAATTCCGCCGTTTCGTCAAGTATCGAACGGATAATTACCCTTTTCAAATTCGCTTTAGTCGGTTGGGAATACGTGCGTACTTCATAGCACTTCCAACCGATTTGGGTTTCTTTCTCCTTTTCCTTGCCCTCACGTGTACCCATTTCAGGTTCAATGTTGAAGCGATACAAAGATGAACCATCATTATCTTTTTCCAAGATTGCGGGTTTGCCATGCTCCATGTCATAATGGGCATTTGCTTTTATTGAATCTAATTTCATACGGGAATGTTTTTGAAAGTTTCTTCATTAAATTGATTGAATTACAGTATTTACACCATCCCCACCAACTGCATATTTGTTGTTTGTAGTCCGCTTTGCTTGGAACAATCTTGCGTTTGTTCAGCTTTGCCACCCGGCGACAAAGTTTCTGTTTGATTGATTTCCGCAAAAGCGTGTGGGAATGATAAAATACATATCCTAAAAAGTCAATACCCCTTGAATCAACGGGAAAGACTTGATAATTGCGTTTGACGTGAAGTTTCAAGCCACGCAAATATGCCCGGATTTCGTGCAACAATTCATGCAATACTTCTTTATTGGGTGCAAGAATAACAATATCGTCCGCGTATCTAAAATAATACTTCACACGCTTGTTTTCTTTCAACCAATGGTCAAAGTAAGCCAACACAAGGTTTGCAAAGTATTGGCTTAAATAATTGCCGATTGGTACACCATTCAATGACGAAATAACAACATCCCCTGTTGTGGGGTCTGTTGTAAAATTGCGAATCGGCAAATCAGTATTGCCAACCGAATCAATTATTTCATCAAGGACACCCAACAACCTTTTATCCTTGATTTTTCGCCTTACGATTGACTTTAAGACATCATGGTTGATTGATGGGTAAAACTTACGTATGTCTATTTTAAGGCAATACCTTGTCCCGTCCGGGTCTTGCTTCAATGCTTGCCTAACATCCCTTGCACACTTATGGATTCCACGGTTCTTGATACAAGAATACGTGTTCTTATTGAATATGGAAACCCATATTGGTTCAAGGATATTCATTATTGCATGATGCAAGATACGGTCAGGGAAATAAGGCAACCTATAAATTTGACGTTCCTTGGGTTCGTAAATTGTAAATATGTGGTATTTCGATGTTTTGAATGTACCATTTTTCAAACTTTCGTGCAATGCAAGCAAATTGGCTTCACGGTTCTTGTCGTGAACCCTGACACCATAAGAACGCACCTTACCTTTCCTTGCTTTTTCATCGGCAAGTCGCAAGTTATCAAGTGCAATTATTCGGTCAAATAAATTTCCAATCCGCTTCATGTTTTACTATAACACAAGTTTGCTTGTATATTAGGATTCTTCGGGCAATACCCTACCAAAGCCGTTTTACTTATTATATTTTTTGCCGTTGGTTTTTCCAACTCATTCAACCCCGGTTGGGTTGTTTTTGTGGCAAGGTTTCCGATATGCAACTATATTTTTACAAGCATAGCTGAGAACCGATATTCGCATTCGCATTCGTAGCCGTATTATTCGTATTCGCATACACGAACCCTGCATTCGCACCATTATTCGCATTACCGCTGAACAAAACACCACGACATCGGACAACCTTTATTTCTTTATTCAAACATCAAAATTCATTTTGCAATCGGGTTCATGCTGCCGCTTCGATTTGCGGGTAAAAGCAAAGCCGAGAACCGAAATACGCAGACGCATACGCAGCCGTAGTAGACGTAGACGCAGACACGAACCCCGCAAGCGCACCAGAAGACGCAATACCGCCGAACAAAACACCACGTTCCGAAACTCCACTTCCGGGAATGTTCGTATAAAAGTAGTCGCAAAAATAGGTTGTAGTGCTTGCGCCAACTTCAAGGGGCATAATCTCGCCATCTTCACCAAGGATAAGTTTTTTTACATAACCCTCTCGCCTTGGTAAATTACCACGCAATTGATAATTGGCTACACCTGAACTTGTGAAATGTGCGGGGTCATCACAAACATAAAATTCAGACAATCCTCCATCCGCTTCCGATTGAATCAAACACTTACAACCATCCGTCCATTTCCATACGTGTCCAAATACGTGTTCAACACCACGGTAAGATGAAACACTAACTTTTGTTTCTTTTCCGGGGTCGTATTCATTTGGCAATGTGTATTCAACAACGCCCGTATGATTGCCAAGGCTATTTGTTACACCACAAGGAACAACGGGATAATTACCATTTAGTGTACTCCATTTACCCCATTCCAATGTAGTTACCCCCGCACCCAATCCGCCTTGGTGATAACCACTTTCATCAAGTTCAGCATTGAAAGTGTCTTGCGAATCAAATGTGCAATACTCAACGGCATAAAGCCACCACAATTTGCGGTGCGTCTGATATAAATTGCAATTCCATTCGGTTGTTCCACGTTTACGGGCATACGCACGGAAATTGGTCAATGATATTGCCGTTGCGGGCATACCAAGTTGTGTTTTGGCTGTTCCATCGCGTGAAGCATCGTTGTTGCCACCGCGATAATCTGCATCCATCGAACACACGGCAGCAAGTTTATTGGTTGACCGCTGCACCGTTGCTTCCACGGCTGAAACATAGTCTTTGCGCCATAGATGAAAACCGGGTAATGGTTGCGTTGACTGCAAGTGTCGGCATTTGTCGCCGTCCATCTCAAAGCGTACATACATATCCGGCAATTCAACCATATACATACCGTCTTTTCCGGTCAAATCAGCCGCCGCGCCATTGTCGCGTTTCGTTGAATCATTGGCGTGCAAGTAATAATTCACACTGCCATCGTCATTTTGAATACACCGACGCATCAACGATTGCAACGGCAATTCTTTATGCAATTCCATCTTGCCTATTCTTGTAGGCTTCTTGTTAGACACTGTAACGTCCCATTCGATGCCATAATAATAGTCATAGGCAAATTGTGGCTTTGTGCCACCTATTCCGATAAGTAAACCCATTTTAATAGCCCCATTTTAAGTTAATACCTGACAATGAAGATTGCTTCACCGTCTTAACGATTTCGGGATTCCAACCACAATCAAATTGCGTTTCAATGAAATCACCATCATTCATTCCGGCAAGCTGCACCGATAACAATACGGGTTGTGTGCCGTCATTTTTGATGTTGAAACATTGACCATCCGGCAATGAAAAGTTATTCATCGTCAATTTGTCAATGATTCCCATCTTTCCGATTTGTGCGGAAACGTGTTCACCGCTTCTTGTTTCATTCATAATTGAAAGATTTTGAATACAAATTTACCTCTTTAATGTTTTACTATAACACAAAGTGGATAAGTAAAGAATAACTTTATGACAATAAGGATTCAAGACGGTTAATTTCGTCCCTTATCGCTTGCCTTTCTTGGTGCAAGCCCTGTATATCATAAGGCATTGTTTCACCCACCAACGAACATTCATAACACTTCGTTATCTTGTAATCAGATTCCGAAAGTTGTTCTTTCAATTCGTTTATTTGTGTTTGTATGGCTTGGGGGGCGGTCTTGATTTCCCAAGACTGAACCACCTTGCCATCAACTATTTTACATGAATCAACCGCAATTTGCCCGGTTGTTACTTGCGGTTGTTCACTTGCGACAAAATCAAGAAACCCGGATTCCCTTAATTCTGTCATTCTTGAACCGTTGCTTGGTGAACAAAACACCACGTCAACCATTCCATTATCTTGTATTTTTGCTAATTCCATAATAAATCATGTTCTATATTGGACAATGTGATAATCTGAACCACAAGCGCGTAAAACCAAGCTGTCACCACGTGCCATGTCAAGTGCCCCATAACCGCCGCTCGGTCTGTTAGCATTATTATCTATAATAAAACCACCATCAACACCGCTTACCTTTATCCGGTTTCCATTCCCAAGATATCCGATTTGTATATGTAGCAAGAATGTTCTATTACCGCCCATTTTGTTCCAAATTGTTGAAAGTTTAGGCAATCGCACATTTCTATATGAAGAACCGATTGAAGTAAACATAAAAGAATGCGTCATATATATATGGGATTCTATTATGTCGGTATATGCTTCACCGATATATCCATTCTCAAAGACGGCAAGTTTCCCGTTGATAAATTGATTTCCATAAACTGCAAGTGCTTTAGGTCTATACCATACTTCATTTGTTTCATTATACCCATTTCGATGTATTTCAACAGCCGTACCCGTGTTCCCCGATAATTCAAACAAGGCATTGAATGGATAACCTAATGAACTAAGACACCCAACAAGTGTTCGTTGACTGCCATTGTAAAAACGGATGAAATCATTTAAAAGCGCAAGCCCACGTGCTGTGTCTTGTTCGGATGACGAACCATAGCCAATTTGTCCTTGTTGGATTCGGAAACCACCTATATATCCGGATATTGCATTGATAATACCCTCGACATTTGCTTTGGTCATTACAACCGACCCATCTTGCATAACGCGGAAAGGCGCGGTTGTTCTGTTTTCAAATGAAGCACCTGCCCAAAATCGGATGGAATTTGCCGCCGTTCCTTGCCCGGTAATACCTGCAAGAATACTTTTGTTATCACCCGCAACTTGAATTGTTCCGGACGTTACAATGCCGCCATCAATCACGGTTTTAGTATTATCATAATCAACTGCAACAACCCAATCATTGATGTTGTATGATTGCCCTTGTACCTTTTTAGTTTGACATCGGCGCAAATCCTTGCCATTCACCCATAAATCGCCTATATCATAAGGTGGGTAAGGGGTGGACACAAACACACGTCTTTTGCCGTCTGCCGTATCTTGTGCATTGTTGGCGGCTTCGTATGCGTCAATTGCTTTTTGGTCTTCAATGTTCACCCAAGAATAAGAACTTGAATAACGTTTCAATTTCTTTTGTGTTGAGTGATACCACATATCACCAACGTGTTTTGCTTTCATTGCCGTTGTTGTCCAACTTGAAGCCGGGTCGGTTGTCTGAAACCATGTTTCAATCTTTCCGTCAATTTGGTTTGTCAAATCGGTAATTGCATTGTTGTATGTACCATTGATGAACGTGTTTAATGCGGTATTATCGGTGTACTTGCTCGCCTTTTCCCAATCGCTTGACGTGTAAGAACCCGTTGTGCGTGAAGTTTTGCAACGCATAATATCACCATTGCCACCTTGCACCCATAAATCACCAACTTCATAAGGCGTGTAAGGCGTTGACGTGAAGATTCTTCTTTTGGTTTTCGCTAATGCAAGTGCATCATTTGCCAATGCAAGTGCTTGCGCTACTTCGGTATCTTGTAATTCTTGCCACGTATGTGAGTACCATTTATTATTTGTCGCTTTAACCCACCTAAACACCTTTCCCGTTAATGTATTATAAAACAAATCACCTTGGTGTGCAATCTTTTCTTCCTCTGTTTCCCATGTTGAAGCGGGGGGATTCTCGTTCGTAGGGTCGTATTCCTCAAAGAATTGTTCAATCTGCCCATCCAATTGTGATTGGATTTCCGAAAGAATGCCGGGCAATGTGTTGTTGATGAAATCTTTGCTTTCCAAAGATTCTTTCCCAAGTTCTTCAAGGGTCTTTTCTTGTCCATTAGAGGAAAACACTATGCGTCCACCTATTTCCGAATTATCCAAATCAAAATAGGTTGTGCCGTCTGCCGATTCAATGCGTCCCGTTTTGATAAAACGCCCATTCACCATTGTAAAACCATACGTCAATGCAAGTGAACGTGCTTTCAATTCGGGGTCAATACTTGACAATGTACCGACCAAGAAATGATAATAATTTGCATCTTCTTCAACCCGAATTTGTTTTTTTGTGAAGATGAAAAGCCCGGCATTTCCATTCCGTTCACACTTTGCATATAAGTAATATGCACTATTATTTTCCGTCAATGTTACTTGACCATCTGCCATTACCCAAGACACCGCCATTTCTTCTTTGATGGTGTAATGCGTCAACACGCCGCCTTGCCATTTCACCAATTGCGAATTGCCATTATAATTTGGTTGGAATACCGTATTTAGCAACCCAAACTGCATAGATTTAGCACCAACGGAAAGTGCAAGGGTATCAATAGACCCCGGCTTAATCTTGTCGGTGTAATAATCACCCTCCGGGTCAAATACCATGTTCATAACTTCACGGCTTGACCGCCAATTGGCACGTGCGCGGGTGGGGTCTTTCAGGTTGTTAATGGTAACAATCTTATCAAGTTCCACCAAGTCCGAAATCACGCGGTTGGTAATCGTGGCATTGGTCGTAATGTCCGAAATGGTCAATGTGTAATCGTATGGGTCAAGTATATTGCGCACAAATGACTTTATACGAATAGCCTTGTCCACATCAATATCAGCATCAACAACGTGCAAGAAATCCCCCGGTGCAAAGAAATTAAGTATTGCATTGCTTTTCTCTGCCAATTTTGCTAAATATGCTTTTGCAATACTTAATCCATATTGGACTTTAGGTTGGCAATTTTGGTCATAATACTTATTTGCCAATTCTGCCAATTCTGCTTCTGCCTTGGCTTCAATATCGGGTGAATAAGCAATATCAAGCACCTTGTATTCATTGCCCTTATCAAATTGGAATGCCTTTGAAGTTTCAGACGGAAACACATCGCCCCGGTCGTCGGTCGTTTTTTTCAAACTAAACTTGTGTGTTGCATGGTCGTAACTCTTAACCTCAAAATCATATCCGGCAAGATTGCCCGTATTGAAATGAATCTTTGCCGAAACACCATTGATAAGATACAAAGTTTCGCCATTTGAATCCTTTGCGTTCAGGTCGAACGGAAATTTCGTATCAATGAAAGAAAATTCATCAACCTTGCTTTCAACTGAACCCGTGAATGTGGGTTTGACATCATCAAAATTCTTTCGTCCCTCAAAGACGCCGTATTTGGCTACCATTTCGGGCTTCTCAATGTATGATTGCCCCTTGGTCTTACCCGGTAAACAAAGGCGGTCAGCGCGATATTTTGAAGTAATGTTCTCGGTTGAACCATACACTTTCAACCGGGTAACAATGTTTGATGAAGAAACATTTTCCCGGTGCAAGTCATACAAGCCGCGTCCTTTGCCATACTCGAAAGTAAAAGGCAATGTTTGCCCGACACGTTCATAAAGATTGACCGTGTAAACCCCATTGGATTGCACAATTTCAAATTCAACATTGAAGTTGGATTGTCCGCAAAGATTCTGCAATACCGACAAACAGTTATCAGATTCACCGAAAGTCAAGGTCTTGTCACCAATGGTATCAGGACAAGCCCCCAATTTCCATTTACCCGGAAACACACGGTTTGCATTGGCAATAAGAACCGTCATAAAGCGGTGCAAATTACCCGTCAATGTGTCGCCTTGCACATCCTGCAATTCATTGGTGGTGGTGTCAACGGTCAAGTCGTATGTAATGCGGAACAAGTCATATTGCACACCCTCGAATTGCAAGGTATATTGAAATTGGTGCATTCCTGTTTTCTTGACCGACGGCAAGCGGTTCAACTTATAATCACGTCCAAACACGGTGATTTTATCGCCAATGTTATATGTTTGAGGAAAAGGCGATTCAATGGTAATATCCACCGTATCTTCCGCATTTAAGCCCCAATTCTGTTTTGCAGACGTTATCCCGGTTGCCGTGCGCCGATTCTGCATTGGCACACGGTTTCCATTCGGTTGTGTAATGATTATATTCGTTCCCATACTATAATTGCATTTGTTTCAAACGATGAAATTTCATCAACGCATCCGGTTACGACCGGGAAATAATCACCATTGACATCATAGTTGTGTGTAATTTTGACGGCATCACCGCTTATGTCATAATCCACTGAACCATCCCCCCAATATATGTTCACATATTTGGAACTTGTCAAAGTAATGGTGCAAGCCTTGGTCGCATCATTGACGCGAATGTGCTTCAATACTCTTTTGACGGGTTCGGGTTCTATCAACTTCAACTTGAATGTGCCAACCATCAAATCATCCGACCATTCCTTTTGAATCTCAATCGCATCTTTGCAATATACTTCATATACCAATGGTTTTACCGGGTGAATATCAATCACAAGGCGATTTGTGCCAATCCTATCAAACAATTGTTCAAAGGCTGTAATCTTCTTAATGAAGTCCATTTTTGTTTCAGCCTTGACGAAACAAGACAAGGTGATTTCCCTTGATTCATAGAACTTATGTGATAAATCAACGCTTTCACCATGATAATTATCCCAATTCAATGTTGCGGGTGCTTTTAATTTGGGGCGGTTCATAACTCCGTCTGAACCTGACACATATATGCCATAATCTTTGAAATCCACACCGTCCAATAAATAGGCTTGTTGTTTACTCATGGATAATTCGTTGATAAGTTCTTCTTGCGACAATGCAACATTGTAAATCTTGACATCATCAAGCAAGCCCAAGCCGTATTCGCCCCCGTAATAGTCTTGGCATAATGATACGCCAAGCAATGTCCCGGATTTTGTTATGGTCTTAATCAATGATGAATTGACATATATGTTGAAAGATGCACCACGCCTTGTTATTGCCATTGAATACCACGAACCGGGGGTTGCTTCAATCGGAATTTCAACGTAATTATTCATTCCATCAAAGTTAAGAACCCAAATTATCTTTTGTGGTGAACCACATTCAACATCACGGCTTTGCACCCACATCATCATTGAGAAATCAACATTCATGTTGGGTAACACCGATTTGGACACATCGCAAGTGTCCTTTCCACCAAACGAAATTGCATTGCCATTCTTTCCGGCAACGAATGCTGCACCTTGTACAACTCCGTCCGCACGTGTTTGGCTGTAATCGAAAGCAACCTTTGAACCGTTGCTTTCATCGAATGGCATTTGGAAAATTATATTATTTGCATCCATTTTAATAAGTCTTTTTATCTTGTTCCCGGATTTTAATAATGGCATCATTCATTGCATATCTATTGACCGACCCACCATGATGGTTCACGCAAACTTTTGCCCGGTCGCTCGCATAAACACTTATAATAGCATCATCATAAATATCAATCATTACAAACGCATTATCCTTTGCAATTACATTCAATTCTGAATTGTGCTTTGCATAGATTTCGCACACCTCAAAGCCTCTTGTTTCAATGCTTCCACAAGTTGCCCCCAAGCACACGCATTTAGGCATATTTTCAACTTTTATATCATCGTCAAGGAAAACCCCTTGTTCTTCCATTACCCCTTTAAAATGCTCCCTTATAAAGTCATTTGTGGGATAATTATTAGCAAGGCAAAAATCTATTCCTTTCAGGTACATTTCCACCATTGCTTTTTTATCTTGCAGCTTCAACAATTCGTTATGCCAAGGGGCGCAAATACCTTTAGCTTTTGCCTGCCTTGCAAGTTCTTTTGATAGGTTCATATTCGTTTGTTTTATAGTGAAACATAATCGGTTATGACAATCCTTGCGACCGCAAAGAATCACCTGTTGAATTGCGTTCAAGGATGGTGATAATCCTTTCGATTCTTGCCAAGTATCGGTTGTAAGCCGTATTTTGGGCAATAGTGTTCAAGGCTTGCAATGATTGGCGCAATATCGAAGTTGATTCAAGTTGGTTGATACGGATTGCGTTCATTTGTCCGGCAACAATACTTGCGGTTTCTTCTGAAACACCCTTTACCGCCCCGGTCAATGAATCGTCCGCTTCTTCAATATTCAAGTCCTTAAACAAATCCTTGTATATGCCCAAGGCTTGTTCATAGTTGCTGGCGGCTGCTTGAACCTTGGCTTTGAATGCTGCAATTTCATCATCCGTCAATCCATCAAATACGAATGTGTCACCATTCCACCATCCCATTGAACTTTCCAATTGGTCAAGTGCGCCTTTAAGCTGTTGTTCCAAGAACTTTTTCTTCAATTGGTTCACAACCACGTTTTGCAACACCTGATTCACGGTTTCTTCAAAAGCCTTTGCCGAATCTTCGCCCGCTTTAAATGCCGTTGTCAAACTGTCTGCCAATTGGCTTGAAAAGTCTTTAGCATTGGTTTGCAACAAGTCATTTGAAATTTCTGCATACATATCAGCAATTTGGCGTTCCAATTCAGCATATTGCTCTTTAAATTCATCAACCCTTCCCCAATCCGTCTTTTTCTTTGAAATTTCGGCTTCCCAAGATTGACGCAAATGTTCTTGTTGCTCTTTCATGTTACGAATCGCGGCTTGTTGGTTTTTGTACACTTCACCGCCCAACGCCTTATCAATTGCCCAAGAAAGTTGCGTATATGCCTTTTCAAGTTTGGATATGGCTTCTTGGTGTTTCTTGATTTGCTTTTCTGCCTTTCTGTCTTTGAAATTGAAAAGGTCAAATGCAGACGACAACAAACCGATTGAACCTTGAATGACGGATAAAGGGTTGCCCGTTGCAATACCGCTTGCAATTTGGCTTGCCCCATCCATAATTCCGCCAAGGTCGTTCATTATGGCTTGGGTTTCTTCGTCCATTGTAATACCCATCTTTCCCATTCCGGACGTTACGGCATCAAGCGTTCCGCCTACAAGGTCAATTGCACTGCTTGCGCTTTCAAACATATTGGACAACGCTTTTTTCTTGCTTTCATCGTCCACCGCCTTGCCATAATCCTTGATTGACGAAATAAGTGCCTTAAATGGGTTGCGCTCCTTTATTTCATTCTTTATCTCCCCGATTTTTTCTTTCAAGGTTTCAAGGTCTTTCGGGTCAAACTCAATGCCAAGATAAGCCCCATCAAGATTGTTGATTTTATCAATCAGTTCTTGAAGTTTCCGGGTGCTTATTTCATCAAGGTCGCCAAACATCAATTCCCAATCCGGATGCGCTTGAAGTTCTTTCAATGCAAATTTTGAAAGGGCTTCGGATTGTGCCTTGTTCAAGGCTTCCACCATTTCGGTATTGCCAACGGCTTGCGCCGCCTTTCGTTTTTCTTCATACCCATCAATGATTGCTTGTTTTTTTTGTTCAAATGTGCCGTATTCGGCAAGCAATGAATCATAATCAATGCCACCTATCGCATTAACATCATTGTCACGCTTCTTTTGGCGGTTGGTAATCGCTGCATCTATTTCAGCGCGTTCCGAATCTGTTGTTGCTTTCTTGCGTTTAGCCATCAATACTTCATAATCGCGGTTATAGGCTTCATCAATGCGATGCTTTTGTTCCGCGTATGAAGCATATTCAGCCAACAACGCTTCGGTTTCTTCCTTTAATTGTTCTTGGGCATTCTTTTCAGCATCATTCAGGGCGTCGGCTTTAGCGTTATCCAAGTCCGTTCCATCTTTCGCCAACTCCTTGCGCTTTTGCTCAATGATTTTAAGCATTTCGATAACAGTGCTTGCATTGGTTAATTGTTCATTCAATTCATTGTTGAATGCTTCCAAAACCGTTGCTTTCGTTTCTTCGGCAATGGCATCATTGAGTTGCCGCAATTGCTTGTTTTGCGCCTTGGTTCGGCTGGCAACATCAACTGATAAGATTTGGTTACGTTGGTTCTTTAGATAGTCAATATACGTCGCACCCTCACCAAGCAACTTTTCAAACTCCTTGTGTGCCGATTGAATCAATATGGCATCACCCGAATTTACCCACTTGTTGAATCGTTGATATTCGATTTTATATTTATTCAATTTGTCCAAGAAAGGGTCTTTGGTGGTCGGATTTCCACCACCTGTTTTTTTCTTTCCTGTAATTGCATCGGCTTTTTTCTGCAATTCCTGAATTTCTTTCAAGGCTACTTGATAATCGGCATTGCTTGTTAGGTTCTTCAATGCTGCTTCTTTTACTTGAATAGCCTGTTCGATTGCCCCTAACGTACCATCTTTGTAGGTGTTAGAGGCATCAATTCCTGCTTTTTTAAGCTCGTTCCAACCATTGCTTTCGGCTTTGGTTGCATCCTTGAAGCCTTGTTCTATTTCCGTACGCAAATCTTCTATTTCTTTCTTTTTATCGGCTTTTGCCTTATTGTCTACTTCAATGTAATATCCCGTACCGAATGAACTTGTTTGAACGAATTGGCTTGTTTTTTCGGGCATAGCATTGTATTCTTGTTCCTTTTCCATCAAAGTCTTCACTTTTTCTTGGGCTTGCTGAACAAGTATCATTGCCTTTGCCTTTTCGATTTGGGCATCAATGAATGCTTGCTTATTGCGTATAAGCAAGTTTTCCGCATCTGTTACACCATTGACGGATACACCCAATTCATCGAATGCCTTTGCGTTTTCATTGATGAATTTTTCTTTGGCTTTCAAATCATCGCCAAGGGCTTTCCACTTTACCGACAATTCTTCGATGGTCGCAATGGGCTTGTAAGCATTTTCGGCAATGGATTTATACCATTCTTCTTGTGCTTTCTTCGCTTCATTCGCCTTGCCTACAAAGTGGGAAACAAGTGCAATCAATGCCGAAATTCCGGCAAGAATCCAACCGAATACCGGGATAGATTTAATAGCCGCACCAACCATCCGGAATGCTCCGGCAAGACCTATATTTGCGGCTGTCCCGGCTGTTGCCGCTGCTGCTTGTGCGCCCGTTGCAACGGTATTCGCACCTTGTGCCGCCGTGTTTGCTCCTTGGGCGGTCGTATTAGCTTGGGTTGCTGCCGTATGTGCCGTTTCTGCCGCCACATTTGCAACGGTCGCGGTTGTATCGGCTACCGTTGCGGCGGTGGATGCAAGTTGTTCGCCACGCCCGATTGCCAATAATTCATTCCACCATTGTTTCAGTCCGTTTATAGTGACAAGTTGAAATGCTGAATCCTTGTTCAAAGCCTGTGCGACCTGTTGCAATCCAATGGTTATTGACATCAAGGATTGCACTTTCAACATTATCTTCTGCAAGTTTTCGTTCTCTCCTGCAAACAATGCCATTGCACCTTGTGCGGCGGTAAATCCACCAACGACACCACCCAATCCCGTGATAATGCCTTGAAATTTGGCTTCATCGTTGGCAAGAACACTTCCTTGTGCCTGAATGTCCCCTTGAATATCCATCAAACGTCCAAGTTCTTCTTCCAATTCCTTGTAAGCTGCACTTTGTTCGTCCACGCCATCGGCAATCAATGCTGCCATTTCTTCTTTCAAGTCACGTATTCGGGTGCGCAATGATACATGGGATTGCGCCGTTTTATCCGCTTGTTTGGCAACTTCTTCCATCTTGCCCGCTTCTTCTTCAAGGGCATCGGATTGTTCGCGCAATTCGTTCAAAAGCTGTTGACGCACTGAAATTTCACCTTTGATTGCGTCCGCTTGTTGTTTTAATGCCCTGTAATCATCATCACGCCCGGACACGAAAGCATCACTTGCGGCATGGCTTAATCGGTCGTATTCATCGTTTAGGCTTGCAATAACCCTTTCGTGTTCTTCACACGCCGCGCCAATTTGCCCCAACATGGCGCGGATTTGGTCAAATGACATTGCACAACGCACATTGGTTGATTGCAGATTGTTCAATTCAATTGTTAATGCTGTAAGGGCTTTTTTTTCTGCATTAAGTTCTTGCTTTACGGCAATGGCTTCACTCATCAACATTTCTTGTGCATCGCCGGGCTTAATAGCATTTATTCTTGTGTCCAAGTCAGAATATTTATTTTCCAAGTCTTGAACCACCTTACGTTGTATTTCGATACATTCGACCATTTCTTGCGTGGTTTTGTCCATCACATCACCACTGCCAACAACGGCATTTGAAAAGCCTTGCACGCGCCGCAAGGTTTCATCTATCGCCATATTTAGTTGGTCATTGTCCATGATGGATTTAAAGGACAATGCGCCACCGTCAATTTCTGCCATATTACATCATACTATTTACGTAATTCAAAATTTGTTCGCTGTTGCTTTCCGTCAATTCGATTTCTTCAACACCATCATCATTCATATCATAACCCGGTGCATCTATCATCATACGTTGAACAACCGACCATGCAATGCCGTGCATAAGGTAATCATAAGTCCACCCGAAATGTTGGCATATAGCCCCCCGGCGACCGTGCGGACTGTTTAAACCTCGTTGTTTTCCTCTATCCGAATCGGCATTGTGGTTCTTTCTTGTTGCATCAATCGAATAGAGTTCATAAAATCCCCAAGGTTGCACATGGCATTCACAAGGACATAAAGTTTATACAATACAGACGGTTTGATTTTACGCGCGAATAAAGAAGTAAGTTCTTCAAGTCGCTTTGTGTTTTCAACCCATCGTGTTCCACCTTTCCCATGTACCGGAATCAACCTATCTTCACCAAGTGCGGCAATTGCTATAATTCTTGCACATCGAATGGAATGCTTATGGGCAAGTCCTCTTGCCCTTTGCATGGAATCATCCGACTTCATTATAGATTCATCAATTGCCATTTCTATCGTTTCGGCTGATATGCGGTCAAGGGTCGCAAGGGTCAATTCTTCGATTTTGAATGTACGTGTAACTTCGTGGGGTATGTGTCTTCTGACAAGCCCAAAGAACTTCTTTTGCACTTCAAATTCGGTGTCCTTGACGTCAAATGATACGCCTTTGCCTATAAGGGCATTTAATTCGTCCCTTTCCTGTTCAAGTTTCTTTTTTTCGTCTGTCATATTACATCAACATAAAAATTAAGCCCCGAAACACACTATTGCATTCCGGGGCTTGGGGTATATGCCCCGATAATTTAGGCTTTAGGCACACCGCGTAATGCCTTGCCTGTGGTTACTGCCAAAGGTGTTACGGTGAAGTCAATCAGGAAAATGCCCTTTGCTGACATATCCGCGTTGATAACCGCTTCAATATCCGCATTAGGAATTTCAAAGTCAAGCCCTTGTTCGGTAACTACCTTAATGGCTTTGTTTGCCACAACTTCATTACCATCATAGCCCCACTTTGTTGTTTCCACCTTTTCACCACCTACATAGTTCACAAGGTCGTCAACATTGGCATCCATGATGCTGAATGTCAATTTAGGCATCTTACGTGCCTTTTTGCGAACCTCCGGTGCGGCTTTACCCTCTTCAAAATGTTCCGTTACATCGGACGCATCTTGTGACATCTTGCAAGTGTCCTTATAGGTCTTGCCAATCTTGCTCAGCTCACTGGGCATCTTACCATCTGCCCCGGCTGTACCAACTTGGATTTCGCAAAGTCCAAGCGTAATCAATGATGTTCTTTGTACTGCCATAACATTTAATTTTGAATATTCCAATCAATGCGAATGTTGATGAAGTGTTGCTTCGTGTTGGGTTCATACATAATCGTCATATTACCGGGCGTTATGGTCAATCCATCCACATTCGCTTTCCTTACTATTGCCAAGACTTCATTTGCCAAGGCTTTAAGGCGTGTGCGGTTGGCTGAAACTTGCATTTTACCTTTGATTTTCTTGCTTGTGTCGGTTGTATATATGTTGATGTTTGACGTTCCGATTTGGGGCAAGGTATCTTGCGCCAAGTCTATTGTATTTATAACAATATCTTCATTGGCTGAATTTTCGGGTCTGTCGTCACCAACATAGCAACCGCCCTTGATTGAAGTTTTACCATCAAGCAAGGCAAACAAAATTCCATCGGTATCAAATATGGTTTTCATTCCGCTGCACGTTTAATGTTACTAATCAATTTTTCCAACATTCGGGGCAATTCCCGTTCTGCAAGGTGTTCTGCACTTGACAACACGTTATATCCTCTTGCTTCGACATAGGCGGCATAATTCATTCCGGCAACCACAACAAGGGCAACACCCTTTGTTTCCTTGCCGATTTTTTCGGCAATGTCTTGTCCTGCCTTTACACCTTGTGCCGCTGCATTGCTTTCCGCCCCGCTTGCGGCATCAAATTGACCATGTATTGCAACACCATCAACAAATACTTCATACCCTGTTGACGAAAGCAATGCCCCCGTCTGCATCATATAGCCTTTGTTGTTGCGTGCTTCAATCAAGCACATTTCACCAAGCCTTTGCAATCGTTCAATTTGCTTCCTTTCAACCATATCCAAGAAAGCATCAAAACGCTTCTTGACATCATCTTTGGTGAAGTTTGCTTTTATACCCATAATCTTGAATGAAGTTGTGCGGGGTCAAAGTTCAAGCATATTCCGGTAATGCGTATGTCCGAACAATCAGGGTCGTTTGCAACAATAACCCTTGTGCCTTTACTTACCTTGGGGCAATTCTTTGGGCATTGAATTACAGATGCTGCCTTTTGGTATTCACCCCCGGCAACCTGATATTCCGTACCCCTGCCATCAGATTCTTCACGACACATGGATATGAATTTGCGCGACGGTTCACATTCCGTCCAATTGCCTTGTGAATCCTGCACGGATTCCGTGGCAACTTCGATGAATAGGTAATGTGGATATTGCTTCACTTGTGCCATAATCACCAAATATTTGAACGGTTGCGAACTTTAGGACGTGCGACCAACACGTTTTCTTTGCCCAATTCATTACACAATGCGGCATAATACAACTTAACGGCTTCCATGTTCCACGATATAGAATATCCACCCTCGGAAACATTTTGCAACATACCTTTCAATACAACCGACATACGGTTGTACACTGATGTATCACACCCCCTTGCATCCGCCGTGTCGTTGGCTGCAAGACCGCCTTTAAGCAAGATAATATCAATATCATCTTCGCTTACATTAAGCCCATTCAATGATTTGGTCAAATACTCTTTGTTTGTCATATACTCATACCTTGTAAAAAGACCGTTGGGACGGAAATAAACCGCCCCGTTGGTCTATTGTTAGTTTTTATTCCAACTCGTGTGGTTGGTCTGCATCAACACGCTTCTTCCGGCAAGATTCCATGCCGGGAAAAGGTTTGCAATACCCTCGGTAACTTCTTGAACCGGGGATTCATTGGAATACTTCTTGACCAAGGTATGTCCGTGCATAACCTTTTCGGCTACACTTCCGGGCATTTTCTTTGCATCAATAGGTTTCTTCCAATAGGTATTGCCAAGAACCTTGCTTTCAGAAAAAAGAATAACATCATCTTCAAACGGATTTGAAGTGTCGCGTGTTCCGTCTGCAAGTTCAATCGTAATGTCTTGGTCAATCACGATAATCTGCAAACCACGATACAATTCTTTCTTCTTGGCAAGATATGCGTTGACGGTTGCCAAGTCAGGTGCATCCTGCGTGCCTGTTGCGTTCTGAATGAATGAAGAACACTTCTTCAAAACTTCTTCTTGTGAAGCAAACTTTTCAAAGGTATCAACATTCATGAATGCGAATTTGTAGGTTGCGCCATACAATTTCTTACCCAACTTCAAAGCTGTCGGGAAATCCTTTGTCAAAGGCTTTGCAGCCGAACCGGACGAATAAGAAGTGGCAACGCCAATCTTCTGTTCTGCCGGAATTAGGTAGTCAACATCGTATTCGGTGACAACCGCCGCGTTATTGGAATTGGTGAACTTGACCTTGCCAAGCGAAATTTGGCGCAATGCAATCCATTCGGCACGGGCTGCAACACCATCCCAACAAAACTTGGTATCTTCCGCCCAAAATTCAACAAGTGCTTTCAAGTCGGGGTTATTGCTCGACATTGCAACCATAATGTCGTATTCGGTCAATTCATCTTCATTCTTTTCACGTGAAATGGTAATCTTGGGAATATCGCCTTGAATGCGTGATATGGCTTCACGGGTCTTTCTTGGAATTGTCGCACCCCTTGAAACAAGGTCGGCGGCAATCTTCAATCCCGATTGCGCTTCAAGCATCTTCCACGTCAAGAAATTTGTTTCTTTAAGTGGGAAAAGGGTCGGGTAATAGTAGTCTTTAAGGTCATAGGTACGAATCACCGCCCCCATATCCTTTTCATTCAACCCAACCATCAATGATTTCTGCATATTGGTTTACTTTTAGGGGTTAAACATAAACAATTGATTTCAATGCGGATTTAATGGAATCATCCACAATCGGTGCATTGGCTTCTTTGACAACACCGATAACCCAAGCATCCACAAACAAGTTTTCGCCACCCTCTACATCTTGGTTTGACCCCGCAATGGCAACCGGGGTGACTTTTAATGTTTTGTTTGCTCCACTTGATTCAAACGCACAAGTTCCGGCATTGATTTGTGCGCCAAGCGTTGTTCCTACTGTAATAATATCCTTTGCGGCATCGCTCTTATCAATCTTGGTAATGGTCTGCCCGTTACAAGCTGCCGTCGCGAATCGGTCGCCAACCTTGAAATGGTGTCCTTTAGCCACTTCGTAATCTGTTGCAGTCCCATTTGCTTGTGTTATTACTTGTGCGGTCTTACATACTACATACAAACCATTAGACCCTTTACCAAGGGGCGTACCCTCCAACAATGCCGAACCCCCCAAGTTTGCAACCTGTACGGTTACACCACCGGGAATGTCCGCAACGCGATGAAGCACGCACTTAACAACGCGATTGTCCTTTTTACGTTTAATTGTCAATGACATTGTTCTAACAATTTAGAGTTATACTTAAATTTCCTTGCCCTTAAACGTGTCGTTGTCAGGCTTTAGACTTTCCACATATTCGGCAACACCCTTTGAAATACCGCTTTCTTCCTTTTGTGAGAATAACGGGCTTCCACCGGAATTGCTTAAATCTGTATCAGCCTTGTTTTGATTTGCCGTGGCAATGTCCGCTTCCTTGCTTGATAAGTATTCATTAAAATCTGCATCATCCTTAAAGTTCATCCGGGCAAAGTCTTTCAAAGTTTGAGCCTTGAAATTATCATCCTTGCATCCGTTTAACTTCTCATTCAATGCTTGAAGCCTTGTTTCGGCAATAGTCTTTGCTTCATAACCATTCAACTTTTCATTCAAAGGGGCAACCGCCGCATCAACCGCCGCTTTTACAATGGCTGCAATGTCGTCGGGGTCGGGGTCTTTCTGATTCTTCTTACCGCCGGGTTCGGTTTTCTGAACCAAATCGAACTTCTTTTTCAGATTGGTTTCAAAGGTCTTGTTGCTTTCGGACACTTCCTTATCCACATCGGCGCGATAATCCTTGACAAACTCATTCACTTGCGCATCCGTGATTTTATCTACAAGGGTTTTCGCTTCATCCTCGGTCGTGCATTGTAACGCAAGCGAACGTGCCAATGCCACAAGTCCGTCTTTTCGCACGCCTGAAAACTTTGCAATCAGTAATGCCAAAATTGTTTCTTTCATTTTCCGATAATTATAATGTTAAACAAATCATTTACAAAAGTATTATGTTTTATAGTGATACATATACAATTAAACTCTAACTTATGCCTTACTTATCCACAATTTTGCTCTGCATTTGCATTTTTCTTGCTCGAATGATTGTTTTATTAAATATAATCATTACTTTTGCAGTGTGTTACTATAATACACAATGCAACAACAAATTTTTATAACTTAATTTTCGCAACAATGAAAAAGGTATCAAAAAAGATGGTCGGTGATTTCTTGACCGAAACAAAGGGTGAAACACAATGGTCGGTTTTCTCATTCAACAAGAAAACGGGTGTACGCGAAAGTGGTTGGGGTGGATATGACTTCTTTTCAGCTTTTGCAGTTATGACAACTGAATTACACCGTGGGTTCGATGTAATATTAACGAACAAGATTGGTTGGGATTTCTCAATGCGTTTTGAAATGAACAACAAACGCCGAATCACATACAACGAAATGAAACCGTTTGAAATTTATGTTCGTGAATACTCATTTGATGTTGTAACCCCAAGCAAGTAAACAATTAATGTTTAACCGGGTGGGCAACCACCCACAAATTTTCGCAACAATGAATATTATACGTTCCAAAGAAACAAGGCTTTTCAATTCTCAACTTCGCATCATTGACCTAAAGGGCTACAAGTTCAATACCCCCAAGGGGATTTGCACATTCAATAAGGGGTGGGGACTTGCAATTTTAGGAAAGGGGTTTGTGAAATTCAAATCCGAACAATTGCCGATTCCTTACAATCCAATAGGGGGCAAGAAAGCACTTCAATCAATAATTGATGCCGGGGGCTTCATTCATTACAACGACATTGAATTTGTTATGCCACTTAATTAAATAATCAGGGCGGCTTTCGGGTCGCCCACGAAACTTTCCGATATGAAACGATACTTTGTGAATGGCATTGAAATAAGCGAACAAGAAGCAAAAGCCATTGAACAAAAAAACCAAGAATATATGAAAAGCCCCGATTTATCAGATTGGGCAAAATGTGAATTTATAATGGTAATCAATTTTTAATGACTATGTTAATAAAAGAAATAAAACAAGCCCTTATCGGCAAGACAATATCATATTATGATGGTTGGGATGGTTCAAGCAATTATTTCAAAATTGGCTATCTGAAAAAGGACGGTTCAAGTGTTCGTGTATTCCCTGAAAAGGGTAAGGGTTGGGGTGTGTTTATCCCAATTCGCATAATCCCCATACTTATTGAGAAAGGGGAACATAAAGAATCTAACGAAATTGAACGGTGTTCTTTTGAAACAACGTGGAAATTACTATAACCAAATGTGTGTTACTATGAAACCAAAAGGAAATGGACTTGTGGAAATTGCCGGAGAAAGAACCGTTGAACATGGTTTTTTCTGCATCAAGTTGGTTACGTTCCTTAATGAAGAAGCCGAAATGGGAACGGAACAATATGCACAACTTTGGGAACAAAGATTTAATGAAGCCAAATCCGGGGAATGTGCCTATTCTGAAAAATGCCCGATTTATGCAAGGACAATCAAGAAAAGGGGACTTCAATTAAAATTGTTTTAATTACTATATTAAATAAAATAATTACCTTTGTATGGAAAAGACAAGTATTGAAACACTCGCAAGCCAATACGGTTTGACGGTGGATTTCGTGAAAGAACTTCACGACAAGATTGTGGACAAGGAAAACTTTGTTCGCGCGGTCAAGATGTTTAATGACGGCTTGTTGCCGTATAATATGGCAACCGGGAAAGACCCCATCAATGTTGCCGAATACCGCAAGGTAGTTGCCAAGAACTTACGTGAGTTCCGGCACAACCAACAAGAAAAGGTCAAAGAAGCGATGAAACAGCACAAAAGGATTGTTGAATATTACACGTCTTGCACACGCTTAACACATCGCCACAAGCAAAATAAAGCCGTTATGGACGTTGTTTTCATCAAGGATGGGCGTTTGGTTGCATTCGCACACTATGAACCGAAACAAGGCGGTATTTATGCTGCAAACAATGAAGTAATGCCGGACTTCCATTGGAATCCGCATGAAATCTTGGCAAGGCTTCGCAAGCTGAATAAGGCTTTTTATCGCCAAGTGAAAAAGGCGGCATTCAATTCACCCAAAGAATGGTTTGATTTTAATTTGAAATGATATGCGTTTATCTATCAACGACAAGGAATTTGAAGCAATATCCTTTGCAATAGACCAAATTGAATCCGCATTGGAATCATCGGAAGACTTGGAATGGAACGAACTTGCACTAAAACATCAAAAATCTTTGTACACCATTTGTGAAAAATTCAAGACTGAACGCACAAGGGCTGAAGAACTTAATGAAGCAAGAAGATATGTTCGCTCAAGAAGTCCTTGGCGACCGCAAGCGGAAATTGATAAACTCGCAAGGACTGTTGTCAAGAAGAAAAACGAACTACGATGAACGGAACAACCATATATCACGTTTGCTTTGGCGACGACAACCACCATTATTTCGGCTCTATTGCCGCCATCTTCGACACATTCACCCCGGTTGAATTAGGTGTGTCAAAGTCGCGGTTGTGGTCTTATGATATTACAGAAACAAAGCCTTACCGCAATAGCAAGTGCATCATTTACCGGGGTGCGATACATAGAAAGAAAACGAACCGCAAACTTCCAAGATAAAAAGGGATTGGGGCAAATGCCCCTTTCCCTTTTATTCATTATTTTCCGCTTCAAGTTCCGCTTTATATTGACTTTTCACGGCTTTCAACAACTTATCATTGTTGGTTATTTCAGCATATTCAATCAAGACATGGGCGTTAAGCAATGGGTATTCTTCCAAATCACGAAAGAAATCTTCCTTTGATACGACCAAATCATTGATAATGCTTTCATCGTTGCATAAATCGAAAATCGTTTTGCTTTTTAAATTTGAATAGTCCATATTGTTGTAATTAGAATGTTTATAATGCAAATTTAATTTATAATCTTCTCATTTTTGAGGAAATTTTCAATTGTCGTTGTACTCATACCCCTGCGACACATAGCAACTAACTTTTTAAGTTGAGCCTTGCCCAAAGGCTTGCCATCTAATCGCTTAAACTTATCAAGTCCACCATCTAACAATGCTTGGGTTGCGGTTGTTTCTTGCTCTGTATATTTCAAATTGAACAAGTTTTTCTTTGCTGATTGCAAAACCTTATCAGCATCAAGCCCAAGTTTTGATATAATGAAATCATATCCCAATACACGGCGGTTATACCCTGTTGAAGCACGATTGTTGATAAATTCGGGGTGTGGAACTGTTGAACATCCCATCTTTTTGTAGAAATCAGGCAATGTCTTTCTTGCTACAAATTCATTCATCATTTCCATAACATCAATTTGTGTACTTGTGCTGAACATATTACCGGGTACATTTCGGTTATGGGTGATTTCATGCCAAAATGTAGCCATTGCATCCGCTTCTTCAAAACTTATGTCATTTGCCTTACCTTGCCCGATTTTAGCCATTGCAGATTTTACACGTTTAAGCCTATCCGGTGTTAAGGAAATACGACCATCCATATATGTAAACCCATTTACACCGCTTTTTTTTGTTGGGGTCAATATGCAATCACCATGTTCAAACCATTTTTCGGTTTTAAATTCAGCATTGATTTGCTTCAATGTTTCATCAACATCTGTATCTTTGGTGTATGATGTTTTCATTGCGGGATGAATACTTACGCCCAATGCTTTATTTATTGCTTCCAATAATTCTTGTAATGCTTTCTTGTATGACGCTTTGCCCATAACCCATTCGCGTTTGTCGCCTGTAATGGTGGCAATGTCGTTGAGCATTTCCAAAACATCAATCTTGTATTTCCGGGCTTCTTGGATTGCCTTGTTTGCATCTGAAATAAATGCCTTGTATTCCTTTTCCGCATCCTTGCATCTTGTTTCCAATTCCGCCATCTTTGCCAAGATGTTCCTTGAATCAGGATTGCGCATTGCTTCGTCAAGCGGATATGTGTTAAGCCCCCATTCGGCACACTTGCGGCGAATATCCGCATCGGCTTGCTCCATTTGCATTGCTTTTGCTTGAATGGTTGCAATTCGGCTTTGAATGCTTGGTATATCTTTGTCAGCAACATACTTTTCCAACATTGTAAGCTGCACTGATAAGCCCCACTTCGTTGCTTGTTGCCTTGCTTGGGCAATCTGCATTTTGTATGGTGCAAGAACATCAACTTGAACGGTCTGTTTCGGCAATTCTATTTTCAGCCCCTCGGACAACTTGCCATCCTTGAAGTTATCTTTGATGAAATAGGGGGTTGAAGCCCACTTCTTTTGTGCTTCGATATGGTCTTTTACCCAATCTTTAAAGCCTTGCGGAACATCAGGAACAACATTGGCTGCTTGTTTGTGTTGGTATGTCGTTCCGCGCAATGCTGCTTTAAGGTCGCCCAATTCGTTTTCATCAAAGGTTTCTTCATCCATCAAGATAGGCACGGCGTAACACATACATTGCGGATGCCAACCTTTGAATTTGAATGTCTTTGGGTATTTGCCAACCAACTTTTCACACAAATCACAATCACACAATGGTTCGTGATTGCTTCGGTGTATCTCAAAGCCCACCACGAAATCAAGCGTTTGCCATCGTTGGTAATCGCTTTCCCGGTAAGCCATGTTGATTTCTGAACGTGTAAGGCGCATCGCGTTTTTGTATGAAGAACGGTAAACGCCTCGTCCGGGGTGGAATGCCTTTGCTGCTTTTGACAACACAAGGTTTCCACGCTTATCGCGGACACGGCGGAACAATCGGTTTGGTTCGCGCAAATTCTGCCTTACATCGCGTGAAAGTTGGTCTGCACTTCGTCCCTCACCCAATCCGACATCAAGCGCGGATTCCAATTGTGCTTTGTATTGGTCAATATATTTCCATACACGTTGTGAAAGGTTCATGCCCTCCACCTTTCGCCCTTGAAACGATGAAAGCGCATCCAAGTTGCGGTCTTGCATTTTTTTTAATCGCGCCTTGCTCAACTTGGACGTGTCCATGATTGTGGAAATAAACCCATCGTTCTTGTCGCAAGCAAACAACCATTGTCTTTTCGACCCGCTTTCCACCACCGTAACCATTCTGTTCGCAAGTTGTTTTGTTACGGTCTGCATCACGGATTTTACACCGGGATAATCCGCAAAGTTGAAAGGCTTTTCCGGGTCGTATGAACCCCTTGCAGCCGCTTTTGTTATTTCGGCGGTTGCCCGGTCAAACAATGCTTCCACGGCTTTAACGTATTGTTCCGTTTGCCTGTAATGTGCTGCATCGTATGATTGTATCGAAAACCGCTTTACTTTCTGCCTTTTCTTAGCCATACATCATTACGCTTTAACCCTATGTTTGAAGTTGCTACATTGGGGGTCTGACAAGAACTTGCTATATTCCCCATTTTTGTGAAAGGGGCATTTGCACATAAATAGTTCACCTTTCCAATTCTTTTCATGCCAATCATAAGAATGTTCACAATCACGGCAATGGAATTGGGTTCTTTCAATCATTCGTTTTTTTGCCATAATAAAATCCTTTTGAAGTTACGAATTGCCCATGCTTCAAGGTGTCAAACGTGCTTTTTTCAACGTGTACCGAACGGACACGGCAAGAATCAGCCACCCAAACAATCCATTGGTCGGGAACACTCTTAACCATCGGCTTTTTCAATATCACATCATAGTTTGTCGTGTTATGTGCCGGGACAAAGGATTTCCCGACAACATAGCCACGCACCGGGCTATTCTTGCAGCCTACAAGACAAAGCCCCGTCAAAATCAGAAATAACACCTTACGCATCGCCATCCAATTGTGGTTCACCAATCATAAATGAATTTTCGCTTGCCGTTTGGTCTTTGATTTTCTGCATTGTCAAAGCCACATTGCTTGAGATTCCCGCCTTTTCAACTGATTCTTCTTGCGATATTACGGGCTTGTTACCATTTGCGGTAAGCCAATAATTCAAATCATCAATTTCATTGGTAAGCATATACGGCACAATTTCGGGTTCAACCATGATGGTATCACAATCCTTTTCCCATGCAGTATTCATTTGCCCCAAATAAGCCAAAATGATATTCACACGCCTTTGCAAGTAATCATCGAAAATCTCCCTTTTATCCTGAACTTTCAAATGTGCATCCATGAATAACAGTTTCAAGGCAATGCCACTTATCGCCCCAAGCCCCTTGACCGCATCAAATGAAATATCCGGGGTTTGGGTGATTGTGTAAATCATCTTCAAAAGGGTTTCGATTTCAAGTTTCACGGATTCCGGGGCATTCTGCCAAGAAACATAATTCATTGTTGCGCCATCTTCACCCTCGATTACCGAACCTGCTTCACCTTTCTTTGACCAACCATTGATTTGCCCGGTGACAAAAAGTTTCGGACTTGCATGATAATCGTTGGTGTCGGCAAAGTTGGATAGCAAGTATTCCAAGCGGTCAATCAACTTATCAACATCTTCTGTTTCAAAATACGCTTGGTGTCCATAAACAATCGGAATCTTGCCGATTGCTATCGGTTTGGGATAACCGGGGGCTACATCATAACCGTTTGCCCCATTCACCCACAACCAATGTTCCTTGTCCGTGAATGTTTCAAAGTAATCAATTGAATTTTCGCCATTGTCCTTACGGCTAAATGCTCGTGAAAATGCTACCATATCGCCCGTTTCATCGAAGTATGGATAAAGAGTATCGCCAAATTCTGGGGCAAACAAAGCACAACGCAACTTGTGCTTGGCATTGAAGCCATATTTTGAATGCGGCTTTTCAACCGTGTACCAATATTCCGCACATTCTTTGAATCCGAATATCGCACGGGCAATCTTTCGGTTCAATGAATTGCTTTTGACATCATACAAGATACGGTTCAAAGCGTATATGATACCCTTTTCATTGTCATTGGTCGGGGTTGCATTATATTCAGGCGGATTGCCAAAGCAAAAGGACACGGCACGTTTGATTATCAGCTTTTGAATGGCAAGTACAACCCTCGCCACCTTTTCGGTTCTAAAATTGACCGCTTCACCATCTGTTGAAATAACCTTTTGTGCGGAATCCGCTTCATTATCTGCATCAACTTTCACCCTTTTATCCGGGCGCAAGATAGGGTCATTCACATCGTGCAACTTAGGGTTCAATGCCTTTTTTGCACTCTCCACATCGGGTTGTGGTATAAAACGGCAAGATTTCAAAGCCGAAATTACATCATTTGCCGTTGCTTTTTTAAATATTTCTTCAATTGGCATATTGTTATTGTTTTTATAGTGATACATTAAAATCCAAATAGACTTGCAACGTCCGATTTTTTGCGGCTTGCACGCTTTTCAATCGTACCCGTCAAAGCATCGGGGGCATCATCATGTTCATTCTTTCCGGCTTTCAGATAACCGCAAATAGCCTTTGCAAATTCGGGGAATAGGCTTTTCCACCCTTGGGGCATAAACGTGAGGTTCTGAACCATCGCTGAATGTTGATAAATGCGTGTTTCTTTATTCTCCGTTTGGTGGAATGAAGACAACTTGGTCTTGGCATTGCCTAACAATCGACATTGCTTTTCAACATTGTTCTTGAATAGGCGACCGCCGTTGTTCGCTTCCACTATACATTCGGCAACATCATGCTTCGTAAGCATCTTGGCAAGGGCGGGTTCGGTGTATTCGACCGGGCGTGTCGTGTAAAGCACATCAACAATATAGTTGCCCACATCGGTTTCATCATACACAATCGCACATAAGTAGTCCGCACCTGTATCGGCGGTGTCCACATAACATTTGCGTTTGACATACTTTGTCGCCGGACGAATCAGGTATTCAACGAAACCACTTTCATACATCAACCCAGCACGCGGTTGCGGGTCTTGCTGATACAATGAATCAAAGACTTGGGGATTTCGCTTGCGTATGGACTGCAACTTTTTCAGATTGTGCCGTTCCGCCCACAATGCTTCACCCTCTTGTCTTGGGTCGTAGTCGGTCGGCTTGCCCTCTTTGATAGCCTTGTAAACCACCACAACCCACCCATCCGGGTTCTTCTGTTCATCATACACGCCTTGTTGCCGTAACAATGTACCCGCCAAATCATCTTCATGCCATCGGGTGAAAACAATCAATTGTTGGGAATCGTTGTGAAGTCGGGTTTCTGCAACCGTATCGTACCAATCGGACACACTTTCACGCACGATGGGCGACCATGCGGTTTTTGCGTCCTTGTAAATATCATCCATAATCAGAATATCTACGGGTTCACCCGTCAATGCTCCACCCACACCAACAGTCTTGAAGCCACCACGACAACCGACAATTTCGCATTCATCGGCATTGCGCAACCAAGCCCCCGCCACCGTTGTAACATTTGAAGCGTTCAAGGTTGTATTGGGGAATATTTCATGATATTCGGGGCTGTCAATGATACGTTGGATTTCGCGGTTGAACTTGCGTGCCTTGGGTGCATTATACGACACAATAGCCAATTTGTTGTCGGGATTCTTGCCAACCAAGAACGCGGGCAAACGTCTTGTTGAACCCTCGGACTTTCCATGTTGTGGTGGCATGAACACCATTAGTTTGCGAATCTTACCATCTGCAAAGTCGGTCAACACCTGATAATATCGGCGGTGAAAGTCTGCCGGGCGGAATGTAGGCATCGTGGACATTGTAAAGCGTAACAAATCGGAACGACTTTCACGAATAAGCCGTTCTTTCAATGCTTTGTAATACTTTATTTTGTCCGCCCGCTTCTGCATTACTCCAACTTGCGTTTTAATTCCTCAATTTCCTTATCCAATTCTTCATCGGTCTTGCTCGCGAAAAGGTCTTTGCCGTCCTTGCCTGTTACCTCGGTGGATTGCCTGTTGCGCCAATGTTCCGGGTCGCCATTCGTCAAGGTGAATATGATTGCTGCCGTGTCCGGCTGAATATGCTTCTTGGTGGTGGTTTGTTCCTTGATTATAGGCTTTGGATTTCCCTTTTCGTCTTTCTGCTTACCCGGTATGGTTACAACCTTGGTTTCGGTAACATCATAGCCTTGTATCTTCTTCATCAAGGATTTCTTTGCTTCAATCACCATCGCTTGCATCCGTTCCGCCTTTGCTTGCTCGATTGCATCGGCAAAGTCGGGATAATCATTCACCCATTGATGGTATGTTTTCGGTGTTATTCCTACTTGACGGCAAATTTCCGCAATGGTGTAAGTATCGGACTTTACAAGCCCAACAATCATGTCCACCGTTTTTTTATTGAACTTTGCCATTCCTCAAACTCCTTTTTTACGTTGATTTTATTACAATCATAACTATTCTTTCAATTCACACTTAAAGCCCCTGTCTTGTAACTCACTGAATAACAATGATAATTTGGTAACATCGCCACATTCAACAATCAATCGTGTGTCAATCATCTTTTTACCCTCATCATTGTTTTGTTCTTCTTCATCGCCTTGTTCCATCGGAATACCCCAATCTTCCGGGTCAAAATCAAACTTTTCGGCTTCTTGCATTATCAAGTCTGTATCAAACGAAAGGTTTGCTTTACTCGTTGCATTGTCAGCAAGTGCAAGTTCACGTCCTTTGGCTGAATCCAAATCAATATCCGTTCTTTTGACCGCCACAAGGGAATTGCCGTTGGTTTCAACAATAATCACGTTGTCAAAGCCTATGTCAGCGGCTTTTTCGGCGGTCTTGTTTCCTGCAATGATTCGGTTGTTCTTGTCGATAAGGATTGACCGCCCAAGTCCGAATTTCCGCAATGATTCATCCATAAGGTGTTCGCCAAACTCCGTTCCCTTGTTGAAATTCTTATCATCAGGAATCAAAGAATCAATGCTTGCTTCAATCATCTTTGCCATATCATCACCAAATCAAGAAGTAAAACAATAACGACAAGGGAATTGCACAAGCTGCACCAATCATCGTGAAAACCACATCCATCACTTCAACCGTGCCGTGCCCTTTTGAATCCCACCATTCCTTGCAGATTCCGGCAAGACTTCCGGCGGTGAATCCGACCCACCAACCAAGCAAAGTACCGATAACAAGCGAAATCAAAACACCGACAAAGAAATGCTTTCGTTTGTCGGGCTGTTTGGCGGCTTCCTTGGTGCTTTCCCATGCTTCAATAATACCTTCCTTGACTTCTGCAAGAAATGCCAAGAATCGGGCTTTTAACGGCTCTTTCACAAAAACCGATTCACCCGAAACGAAAACGGGCGGTTGTGTTTTACCCGAAAGCACACCAAGCCACACTTTCCCGGTCAATAAAATGTTCAATCTTTCCTTGAATGTCGCTTTCCAACACGACACACATTGTTTGCCATCATTCCACACGGGTAATGATTGGCATTCACTTTCCGCCATTGTTGACGGTCGTTGCAATACTTTTGTTGATTGCGCAAAATCAATAGGTTTCATATTTTCTTAGCTTTTTGCGATTTCATCGCAAAGTTAAGGGGTGTATTACAATAACACACCCCTTTCACAAAAAAGATAGAAACAACCTATCAACATTTTAACCTTATCGGCAACCCTGCAAACACCCATGCCAATAAAGCTGCATCACGTGCATCTTGGTTCGTCCGTCCAATCAAACCCGTGATTGAAGCCAATTCTTCATGCGTTATTTTGCGGTCTTTGCCTTTCCAACACTTCACCAAGGGCGCGTGTTGTACAACCTCAATTCCATAATGCTTGCACATTTCTATAATTTTGCGCCCTGTTTCATGGTTTGCCCCAACATCCTTTGCAATCTTTTCGGCTCGGTGTCCTTGGGCATCATGGAAATTGCTTTTCCTAACCATCCACCCGGCTTCCACAACGACAACCAAGGATTCACCGCATTGGGCTTGTTCCTTTTTTGCGTATTGCAGATAGTCAAGCAATGCCGGAAATGCCAAATTAGCAACTTCCAAAGCTTTTGTCTTGGGCTGCAAGAAAGCCACGCCCGATTTTTCCTTGTCCGGGTCAATGGCAATGATATTGTCATACTTTGACATAAGGCAACCAATTAAAACGGCAAGTCATCACCACCCGCCGGGGCGTTGGCATTACCGCCCGGTTGTGTTGCTTCCTGCTTTCCACCGCACATATTCACTTCATTGGCATACATATTCAACGAACATTGCGGTTGATTCTGTTTATCCGCGTATGCTTTCGGGACAAGGCGACCACGCAAGAACACCTTGCAACCTCGTTTAAGGTATTGGAACAAGCCACCACCATCACCATACCAAAGTACGGACACCCACACGGTGTTTTCGCTGCTGTCCTTTCTTTTTTCCGAATGGGCAACATTCATTGAAACGTACTTCTTTCCGTTGAACTCCTTAATTTCGGCATCACTTCCAAGGTTACCGATAACTTCTAATTGTAACATAATCTCATTAGTGTCCCGTTAAAATGGGACGAGTTAAACAATTAATCAAAAAGCCCCGGAATCAGGGGATCATTTAGATCTTTGACATCATTGAAATTAGTC